TAAAAGCAAATGTAAACGATGCGTCACCAGTAGAAGCAGATGCTAAAATTTATAGAAGAGTAGCAGCAGGCGCAACTACAATTACTAGTGCAAAAGTTGCAACAATCGCAGCTTTTGTCGGCAGTGCACCAGTTAATGTAAATATTGCAGAAACTAAAGTAGGTTCAGCAGTATTAGATACACCTAAAACAGTATCTTGGACGCCAACAGGCGGAACAGGCGATGCAGCACTTCTAGTAGCAGCAATTAATAATGCTGGCTTTGCAAATGTTTCAGCATCAGTTACTGATCAAAATAGAGTTGTAATTAGCCACAAACTAGGCGGCGACTTTACTTTAGTTGATACAGATAACGCACTAGTAGAGTATGGATTTGCTCCTTATGATGTAAACAACAGTGCTTCAACAGTAAACATGTATGATCCAAACGCAACAGGCACATGGACTGCAACACTTTGGAAAACACTAGCATATGATGCATCAGCAACTGAACCAACAACGCTAACAGCAGACGGCGAAGTATGGTACAACTCAGTGATTGACGAAGTTGATATTATGTATCATAATGGCGCAACATGGCAAGGTTACAAAAACGCATTTGGAACTACAATGGGTCCTATCGTTGCAGCAAGTGAACCAACAGCACAAGCAGACGGTTCAGCTATTGAAGATAATGATCTTTGGATTGACACAAGCGACTTAGAAAACTTCCCAACTATCTATCGTTGGAATGCAGGACTAAGTGCATGGAACTTAATTGACAAAGGTGACCAAACAAGTGAAAACGGAATTCTATTTGCAGATGCACGTTGGAGCACAGCAGGCGCAGATGTTGTTGCAGCTGATATCGAAGACTTACTAGAAAGTGATTACTTAGATCCAGATGCACCAGATCCAGCACTATATCCAAAAGGTATGCTACTATGGAACCTAAGACGTTCTGGCTTTAATGTTAAGCGTTTTGTTCGTAATCACATTGCAGTTGGCCAAAACAATGGTCGCAATGGTGACGAATCAATGGCAGCATATAACCCAAATCGTTGGGTTACTGAATCAGCAAATAACGTTGACGGTTCAGGTAGCTTTGGACGTAACGCACAGCGTAAGTCAGTAGTACAAGCACTACAAGCAATGGTAAACAGTAACCAAGAAATTAGAGATGACGAGCGTAGATTCTTTAACTTAATGGCAACACCTGGTTATCCAGAGCTAATTGGTGAGATGATTAGTCTTAACTATGATAGAAAACTAACATCGTTTATTGTTGGTGATTCACCGATGAGACTTGCACCAGACGCAACAGGACTTAACAACTGGGCAACTAACGTTGAACTAGCTGTTGAAGATAATGATAGAGGCTTAGTAAGCAGAGATGAGTACTTAGGCGTTTATTACCCAGCAGGCTTTACAAGTGATAACGCAGGAAACAACATTGTTGTTCCGGCATCACACATGGCACTAAGAACAATGATCCTAAGTGATCAAGTTTCGTATCCATGGATGGCTCCAGCAGGCACAAGACGTGGTGCAGTTAGCAATGCTACAGCAACAGGTTACCTAAGTGCTGAAGGCGAATTTGTAAGTATTTCACTAAACAATGGTCAGCGTAACGTACTATATTCAAACAACATTAACCCAATTACTCCTATTACAGGAAGTGGATTAGTTGTGTTTGGACAGAAAACTCGTGCTAAAAATGCAAGTGCATTAGACAGAGTTAACGTTGCAAGACTAACAGTTTACTTACGTAGACAGTTAGAAATTCTTGCAAGACCATATCTATTTGAACCAAATGATGCTGGTACAAGAGATCAAGTAAAAGCAGCAGCAGATGCGCTATTACTAGAACTAGTAGGATTAAGAGGCATTTACGATTTCGTAACTGTTTGTGACACTACAAACAATACACCTGCAAGAGTTGATAAGAACGAATTGTATCTAGATGTAGCTATTGAACCAGTCAAAGCTATCGAGTTTATTTACATTCCGTTACGTATTAAAAACACAGGCGAAATAGCGTCTTTAGGCTAAGACATAAATACTATTAGGAGAATAGAATGCCAGTAACAACATTACAAAACTTATCAGTACCTTTCGAGGGCGAGGCTAATTCATCACTGTTAATGCCTAAATTACAGTATCGTTTTAGAGTAGCTTTTGATTTATTTGGCGCTGATGTAGATGATAGTCTACGTGTTCTACAAAGACAAGTTGTGGACGTAACCCGTCCTAACTTATCATTTGAACAAATCACACTTGATGCATACAACTCAAGAACTTACTTAGCAGGTAAACATACGTGGGAGCCAATTACGCTTACACTACGTGAAGATGCGAGTAATAATATTCAAAGAGCAGTAGGCAGTCAGTTGCAGAAACAGTTTGACTTCTTTGAGCAAGCAAGTGCAACAGCAGCAAGTGATTATAAATTCCACACTAAGATTGAAATCCTAGATGGCGGCAATGGCGATAAAGATCCTATTGTGCTTGATAGATTTGAACTTAAAGGATGCTATATTGAATCAGCAAACTATAACACATTAGCATATGCAACAAGTGACGCAGTTACAGTTTCATTAACTATTCGTTATGATAATGCAATTCAAAAAGGCGTAAACGGCGGCGCAATTAGCGGCATCGGGCAACCAACAGCTAGATAAGTTGAATAAAATTAACAATAAAGACAGGGACTTTTTGGTTCCTGTTTTTTTATGGATAAATACTATATGACACTACAATATGATCCAGAGAATAATGTACACCTAAGAGATGCAGAACATGCACGTAAATTGTATACACAATACAATCTTTCGTATGCACCTAAAACTAAATTTCTTTACCATGTGGTGTTTATGTTAAAAGATGAGGCAGCTAGAAATGCTGCGCCTAATACGCAGAATAGTATTAAGGAGCTAGGTGTTTTAGCAAAGTCAGTAGACTTGCCTAATTATAGAGTAAGCACAGAAACACGCCAGCAGTATAATAGAAAAAAGAATGTTCAAACTAGAATCGATTATGACGAATGTAGATTTGTTTTCCATGATGATAATTCTAGTACAACAAGTTCGCTTATGAAAGAGTATTATAATTTTTACTACAGGGATGGTAAGAATGATGTACTTGATTTTGGAACACGAAATAAATTTGCATTACCAAATAAAAAGTTTGGGTTAGACAACGGAATGAAGGATACATTTTTTAGTCATATAAAAATTTATCAATTAACACAACGTAGATGGTGGTCTTATACATTAGTAAACCCACTAGTCACATCATTCGGACATGACTCACTAGATAATGCCGACGGCAGCGGCATGATGGAAAATAACATGTCGATTGCGTATGAAGGTGTAATTTATAACCAAGGTAATATTGCTGAGACATTGCCTACCAACTTTACTGATAATGAAACAGGATACGACAATACACCGAGTCCATTAATAAATGGAACGCAAGGGTATATACCTAAAAATGATGCACAGGCAAATTACGGAGCAACTACTACAACGTTTGTTAGCAATCCAACATCAGGTAATTTTTTCGATAACCTGTTTGGTGATTTACTACGTGGTAACAGTTTGTTTAGTCCTACACAGGCAGTAGGACGCTATGCAACTACTACTCCTACTAGTATATTACCGTCTACTAGAATATTAAGTGAACTAACAAATAATCCGTCATACGTGGCATCATTGGCTAGTACATCAGTGTTGCTAGGTATTGTATCAGGTGATTCGCCACAACAAGCAATCCAAGACACTGTAGTTGATCTTGCAACAAGAGATCCTAACAGTAGTTCCGATACATTTAAATTAGCACAACTAGCAACAAAGATTATAGCAGGAAAGTAAGATGACTGAAATTATTTCACCCACTACTAGTACACCGATTAATTCAAATGAATTTGATGCACTAGTTGGATATTTTAAAAAAAGAGGATTTGAAGATATTCCTTCTAGAGAAATTAGTGGAATTTTTATACAAAAAGCATCTAGCGATAATATACCAGTGTTTAGATTAGTAGATACGCTAAAAGGGCTGAATCCAATAGAACTTAACACAATTATTACACAAGTGATTAATTCTGATAGATTAAGATCAAGCACAGTTGGATTTAAAAAGGAAATTAAAACTGACACGTATGATTTAAGAAATATAGAATCACTTACAAAAGATTTTGCAGAAATAGAGGGTGCAAAAGAAGAAACAATTATTAGGATAGTAAACGGAAGCTATGTACAAGAAGGATACGTAGATCCAAATTATGTTGATTAGGGGGAATATCAATGCCATTAATTTTAAGAACAAATAAAACAGAACCTCTAACTCATACAGAGTTAGACGGCAATCTAAGTCACTTAGACCAGAGAATTACAGCACTTACAAATGCTGAAGCAAATAAAATTATTACTTGGACAGAGATACAGTCTAAGCCAGTATTGTTTGACGGCGACTACAATAGTTTAAGTAATCTACCTTCGTTGTTTAACGGAGATTATAATAGTCTTACAAACACTCCTGTTACGTTTGATGGAAATTATCAGAGCTTAACAAATAAGCCCGGTATTCCGTCTAATTTAGCAGACTTGGCAAATGTACAAAATACTGTTCCTGGCGTTGATCAAGTATTAACATGGAATGGGTCATCTTGGTCCCCCCAAGACAAATTTAGTGCAGACTATAATGATCTTACTAACAAACCAGTAGTACCAACACTGTTAGGCGATTTAGGTAATGTATCCCCTACTGCACCGGCACTTGACGAAGTTCTTAAATGGGATGGCTCACAGTGGGCACCTGGATCTGATGTTGGTAACATTCCAACATATGCTCAAGTAACTGACAAAGCTGGTGCCAACGGGCCTCAAAGTATAGCATTAGGAAATGGTGCCGGCGGAACACTTGACGGAACTGTTGCACAAGAAGCTGCAGGCGTAGCAATTGGATTAATGGCAGGTAGAACAGATCAAAAAAATAACAGTGTTGCTATTGGTACAAGTGCAGGTAATAACACACAGGGACAAGACTCAGTTGCAATTGGTGAAGTTGCAGGCATGATGACGCAAGGTGAATCATCAGTAGCAATTGGCTCAGGTGCAGGTACAACTACACAGGGTTCTGAAGCAGTTGCAATAGGTGACTTAGCAGGTGCATCAACCCAGGGTGCTAATGCTACCGCAGTTGGTAATGGCGCTGGCGAAGATACACAGGGCGTAAGCGCAGTTGCCGTAGGTGATATTGCAGGTGCACTTAATCAAAATACCTTTGCTGTAGCAGTTGGTGCAAGTGCTGGTATGACAAACCAAGGACAGGCAGCTGTAGCAATTGGTAAGAATTCAGGTGAAACGCTTCAAGGTTCAGATACAGTAGCAATAGGTAATAGTGCTGGCAATACAAACCAAACAGCAAAGGCAGTGGCAGTTGGTGATTGGGCAGGTAAAACAGATCAAGGTGCAAGTGCAGTAGCACTAGGTCACTTAGCTGGAACAACAAATCAAGGTCAATATGCAACAGCACTTGGTCATTATGCTGGCGCAAATGATCAAAGTTCAAATGCAATTGCAGTCGGTTATAATGCTGCTTACGAGAATCAAGGCACACAGGCTATTGCAATCGGTGCCTCATCAGCTAACAATCAAAGCGCAAACGCAATTGCAATTGGTAGTAGCGCAGCAAATAATACACAAGGTGAAGAAGCAATAGCAATTGGTAAACAAGCAGGTAATGGCACCCAAGGCACACAGGCTATTGCAATTGGTACAGATGCAGGACTAACGACTCAAAGTGATTACGCAATAGCAATCGGCCAAGAAGCAGGTAAAACTACACAGGGTACTCTTGCATTAGCAGCTGGAAATAGTGCCGGTGTAACTTCACAAGGCGATGGTGCAGTAGCGTTAGGATACACTGCTGGTAACGCAAATCAAGGTAATTTAGCAATAGCAATCGGTAATGCCGCTGGTACAACAACTCAAGGCACAAAGGCAATAGCTATAGGCGAAGAAGCTGGTAACACAACTCAAGGAATAACAGCCGTTGCTTTAGGTAGCGATGCTGGTAAAACATCACAAGGTAACGACGGCATCGCAATTGGTACAAGTGCTGCATTAGTTACACAAGGCGCAAATTCAGTAGCAATTGGACGCCTAGCAGCTAACAATGATCAAGGTGTAAATGCTATAGCAATTGGTGATAGTGCTGGTAAAACTACGCAAGGTGATTATGCAATAGCAATCGGTAACGCAGCAGGTGAGACAAATCAAGCAGCGAATAGTATTGTTATGAATGCAACTTCAACCGCAGTAGAAAATACAACAGCAGATTCGTTTGTTGTAAAACCAATTAGAAACGCAGGCGGCACACATCAATTAGAATATAATCCAACTACAGGGGAAATTACATATGATGCACTAGGCGCAGGTGGATACGGAAATACTGATGTAGATCAACACCTTGCTCTTAGATTCTCCCCTCAAGATGGATACGTTTTAAGTTGGAATACGACTAATGTTGATTACGAATGGGTAGCACAGTCAGGCGGAGGTGCAGGCATTGCACTAACAGATTTAAGTGTTACCACAGCAAGTGCTGGAACAGCAGCTCTTGCTTATAATAATACAACAGGCGTGTTTACATATACTCCACCAGATTTAAGTTCATTTAGCACATTTGACGGAGACTATAATAGTTTAACTAATAAGCCAACTATCCCAACAGCCTATACTGATTCAGACGTTGACACACATTTAAATCAAAGTAATCCAACAAGTGGATATGTTCTTAGCTGGACAGGCACAGATTATGATTGGGTAGCACAAAGCGGTGGCAGCGGTGCAACAAGTATTAATACTGCTGGTAACACAGGAACAGGTAGTGTTACTTTTGCGAGTGAAACATTAACTGCAACAGGAGCAACAGGACAAATTATTGTAGATGCCGCAGGGTTTTCTTTGAGTTTTAGTTTAGATGCAGACTTAACTGGTTTAACAACTATTAACAGTCACACTATACCAAGTGGAACCGGAACACTGGCACTAACTAGTGATATACCAACAATTACTGGTCATTCAAATCTTGTTGCATGGGACTTAGCAGACACTGCAAATTCAAAAGTATTAGATGCAGGTACGGCAGCAGACTCAGCGTGGTATTACGGTGATGTAGTAAGTGATCCGGCAAATCCAGCAACAAGTGTAGTGTTAGATATTTCGGCGGCTACATTTGCTGGTAATGTGATGGGCGAAGTGCATGGTGATGTGAAAACTGCTGACGGCGGAACACTTATTCTTGACGTAGATGCTGGTGCAGGAACAGCAATGTATTACGGTGATGTAACTGGTAATGTAACTGGTGATGTAACTGGATTTGTTGAAAATGAATTTGATTTAACAGGAAGTGCAAGTCCTAATTATGTGTTTAATGCTGATTCTAAATATTTTCTATCAAACACAAATAATCCCACACTATACTTAAAGAGAGGTGAAAGATATAAATTTGAAAACATTTCAGGCTCTCACCCATTTAGAATACAATCTGTTAATTCAGCAGCAGGTACTTTATATAACGACGGTGTTACTAATAACGGAGGCACAGGTACTGTAACATTTATACCACCAATGGATGCACCAGATGAATTATATTATTATTGTGCTAACCATAGCTCAATGAACGGTGTTATTAAGATTGTAGGAGAAGGCAGCACTGCTTCGGCGAGAACAACAGGCGCTGCTACTGCAACTGCATTAGGAGATGAGTCAGATGCTAATATTACAATTCCATGCGCAAAAACATTTACATTATTAAAAATACAGACTAGCCATGCTGCATGGGTAACATTGTATATTGACACAGCATCAAGAACTAATGATGCAGGTAGAAATATTAATACTGATCCTGAAGCAGGTTCAGGTGTACTTGCTGAAGTTATTACATCAGACGGTAGCACAATTAACATTACACCTGGTACAATAGGGTGGAACAATGACGGAACACCGGCTGCTCAAGTATATGCAAAAGTTGTTAACAAAAGCGGAAGCCAACAAGATTTAACAGTAACATTACACTACGTAGCACTGGAGGTGTAACATGGCAGAATATATTGTAACTCTTTTTCGTAAAGAAGATCTAGAGCAATTTTATTTAGATATGGCGTCAGCAGGATATAAATGTCTGTTGAAGCGTCTCTTGAGCAGAAATACACATTATGATCTAACAACAGAGCAAGTAAATGATATTCTAGCAGATGATCGAGTATGGGCAGTAGAACTTGCAGAAGAAATTAAAATTGCAAGGCAAATGTATACACCCAATCAACCATATCAAATTAATGGAACATTTTGGAAAGATGATACAATATCATCTTCCACTGGTAGTGTAAATGATTATCAATGGGCGCATTTGCATTGTAGCGGCAATATTGCGGATAGACAAAAAGGTAATTGGGGATCGACTGACGCAGTTGAAACTGTAACAGCTGGACCTTTAGAAATTTATAATGCTGGTAAAAATGTTGATGTAGTAATAGTAGATGATACTATGGCTTATGATTGTGAAGAATGGTATAGTCCTACTACAGATATAAATAGATTTGTCCAATACCAATGGTTCAACATACACAATAACGAAGTAAGCTCGATCGACGACGACGGTGAAACATTACCTACTGGTTCAATTACATACTACGAAAATGATAGTCTTCCAGTATATCATGGCAATCACGTTGGAGGAACTATTGCAGGAAAACATTACGGCTGGGCAAATGAAGCAAATATTTACAATTTAGCTGTACTAAGTCCGTATAAAATAGGACCGCAAGTAGGACCATATCTAATTTTTGATTATTTGAGAGCATTCCATTTAAATAAAGAAATTAATCCAGAAACAGGTTATCGAAATCCTACAATTACAAATCACAGTTACGGCGGCGTAAGAGTGAAAACAGATGAAACTAGTATTGTATTTGGAGATATTACAGAGTTTAAATACCAAGGAAACACTTATTCTCCAGGATCTCCTCCTCCAGGAGGATGGACTCAAACTGTTTTAGAAAGAGATTTTGGACTACGATTTAATACAGGCGCATATCCATCTTATAGTACTGGAATTGTTGCAGATGTACAAGATGCTATTGAGGACGGAGTTGTAATTATAGGTGCCGCAGGCAATGACAATCTATATATGGCCGAAAGTACATTAGATCCAAATTGGTCTAACACCGTAACAATTCCCAGTATAGGTATACCAGATACCATACCTTATATGACAGGTGCTTGGCCTAATAGTGTAGACTCTGGTGCAATTACTGTTGGCTCTTTAAGTAACCGTGCTGACTTTAGACGATCTTCTTTTAGTAACTTTGGACCAGCTATAGATATATTTGCACCAGGACATAAAATTTTATCTGTATGGCCCGGTCCTGTTAATTTTCCCGGCAATCTAGACACAAAAGGAGCACAACGAGGCAGCGGCAATTACTTTTATCCTATCAGCGGGACTAGTATGGCCAGTCCTCAAGTAGCTGGTATAATAGCCTGTGCAGCAAGTGGGAAGAAAAGATTTTCACAAGAAGATGCTTACGGTCTAATACATAATACTTCTGAACGTAATGACATGTCATTTGACATTGCAGGCGGTTTATACAACGATGATACTTCTCAACACAATAGCCCTAACGAATACGTGCTTTCTCATAACCCAAGAAAGTCAGAAGGATATATTAGCGGATGGAATGGCAACACTTTAAAGGGTAAACGCAAGTCCAAAGACGTATCGAGGGGATTAACATCTCAAGCACAATTATTTCCTAGACAGAATACCTTAGTTGATATAGATCCGGAATACACCTTAAATACAAATGGTGTGGTTACAACTAACGAAGGTTCTAACGTAACTTTTATACTCCAAACAAAAAATGTAAGTCCAGACACACAAATACCTTTTACTATAACAGGCGTATCAAGTGCAGACATAGACGGAGCAAGTTTGACAGGAGTATTTACAGCACTGTCTGGTACTTCGCAAATATTTAACATAACAAGCGATAACTTACTCGAAGGTTTAGAAACAATGACTGTTACGCTAGATGGGTTAGGTGTAAGTGCAGCAGTCGGAATCAATGATACAAGTTATCCTAATTGGGATCCAGGTACTGACATTACAACTGCATTTTGGTTAGATGCTTCAGATACAAGCAGTTACACACTCAGTGGAAGCAATGTAACAGCAGTAACAGACAAAGCAGGCAATGCCACTGTTACAGTAAATGGCACTCCTAATACTAGTACTACACTGGACGGCAAGAACGTATTTACATTTGTTCCGGATGAAGATTTTACCACCGACGAGATTACACAAGCCAGCAATGGCAATCACTGGGCAATAGGGTTGATGCAATGGAACACTCGCAACAACTCACAGGATAGTTTCTGGAGTACAGAAAACAACAGCGGATCAATAGCAAATAAAAGAGACTATGCTATTAGTGCTGGCTCTAGTAATTTTGATGGCGAGTTAGATTTAGACGGATTAGTTTCAGGCAGGATATCATCCACTATAGGAAACAAACAGGATTTTGATTCAGGTGTAGCACAAAACACTTGGATTATTATGGTTGTTATATTCAACAAGACAGGCAATCAAATTGCACTAAGGGTTGACGGTACAGATGCATTTACACCTGTGAATGATTATGACAACTCACTAGACACCCTTATGGATCTACGTATCTTCCGTAACAGATCAAACCAAAGAATGGGCGGTAAAATGGCAGAGTTTTTCTCATCTGCAACTATTCCAGGTACAGGCAGTACAGACATCTCAACTGTAGAAAAAGCAGAAGGTTATCTTGCCCATAAATGGGGATTGACCGGAAGCTTGCCATCAAACCATCCATATAAGAATACTCAACCATAAATACTTTATGAGCAGAAGATTCGCCCAAGGTAAGTTTCATATGAAAAACCCAGACAAGTATATGGGTAATACCTCGCCGACATATCGTAGCGGCTGGGAATATCATTTCATGAAGTTTTGTGATGACCATCCTAATGTAGAGAAATGGGTAAGCGAAGGTATACGCATACCATATCGAAATCCGTTGTCAGGTAAGCAAACAATATATGTACCAGATTTTTTTATTAGTTATATGGATGTGTCAGGTAAAAAACATAACGAGTTAATAGAAGTAAAGCCTAGTAATCAAGCACTAAAAGAAAAAGTAGGCAAGTCAAAATACAATCAAGCACACTATGTCATTAATCAAGCCAAGTGGGGCGCAGCAAGAGCATGGTGTAAACAGAAAGGTGTGATCTTTCGTATTGTAACTGAGCAAGACATTTTTCACACTGGTGGTAGAAGATAGCGATAAATACTACTATAACTAGGTAAGCATTATGACAAAGAAATTAGAAGACCTTTTAAATCTTCCTGACTCTAAAGAAATTATTCAAGCAGCAGAAAAAGAAGAAAAGAAAGAGGTTAAAAAAGAAATAAAAGCTCAAGAAAAAACATTTCGTGATATAGAAGAGTTTGATAAAATTAGTACAGCATTGCCAGCTGTTAAAGGCTTAGGCGAAATGGCTGATAAAGAGCTTAACGAAGTTGCTGACAAAGCAATGACTGCATACGACGATTTAATGGATTTAGGTATGAATGTTGAAAGTCGTTACAGTGGCAGAGTGTTTGAAGTAGCAGGAACAATGCTTAAAACATCATTAGATGCTAAAATTGCAAAACTAGATAAAAAATTAAAGATGGTAGACTTGCAATTAAAGAAAGAAAAGATGGACAAAGACAATAATCCCCGCGGTGATGGCGACATTGTAAGCGGTGAAGGGTATGTTGTTACTGACCGCAATAGCTTATTACAGAAGCTTAAAGGCATAGATAATGATAAATAATGTATAAGGAATTACAATGAGATCATTCGCAGATATTTTAACAGAATCTAAAAAGACATATGAATTCAAAATAGGCGTTGCAGGCGAACTACCAGAAGGTTGCGTAGATAGCTTAGAAACATGCTTAGAAAAGTTTTCACTAGTAAACATGTCAACAGGTAAGAAAACACCAATTCAGGAACGTCCACTAGACTTTCCGCAGCTACAAAATATGGAAGTTACATATTATGATGTAGAAGTTTCGTACCCAACAACAACACAAGTACTACAAGAGTATGTTGGTCGTTGCTGCGGTATTAATCAAAGTCACATTATTGTACGTGGCGCAGATGATCCTAGAATTGAAGAACAAGAAGAAAAACAAGACGGCCCATACGAACCTATCTTAACTAAAGAAGAGCTAGAAGGCGAGTCAGGCCAAGATGCAGTAGCAGGTAATAGAGTAATGGACTTACTTAAAGAACTAGAAACTGCTCGCAAAGAACGCGATCACGATCCTGCAAAAGCAGCTACAACGGAGAAATAAAATGAATATGAAGCGATTAATCGAATCAATGGATAACATCGAAGAGTGTGGCATGAATGCTAGTGCTGATCCTATGATTGCACCGCAACCTGCAGACGAAGGCAGCCCAGTAACAATGAACATTAGTTTAAATGCTAGTGGTGAAAAGAATGTATCTGATTTACTTAATATGATGAAAAATGCAGGTCTTAAAGATGCAGAGCCAGTAACACCAGCTATGATGCCAATGCGTCAAGATATGGAAAGACTAAATGCTATCGTAGGCGAACCAGATGATCAACCAGACATGGAACCATCAGTAGGCCAAGAAGAAATTGGCATGGATGACGAAGCTGAAGAAGCTTATGATAATGCTCCGGATCCTGAATATGGCGATCATCAAATGATGACTAAAGATTTATCAGGTGGTTTAAATCGTGAAAAGAAAATGCACAAGCCAGCAGCAGGCGGCGACAATGCAATGGCAATTGAAGACGGCGAAGAAGAGTCATACTCAATCAAAGGTAAAAGCCCAGAAGCACAACAAGAACTAGCAAGACGTGCAACTGGTGTAGATGTAGAAACACTTGAGTCTCAGCTTAAATCAAAGCTAATGTCTGCACTAAGCGAAAAGAAAAAGCAACCAGATCTAAATGACGACGGCAAGAATGACTTCAAAGATGTTCAGATTGCACGTAAGAACGCAGCAGCAAAAGCAGCAGCTAAAAAGAAATAAGAACGTTCTACCGACAGAGCGAACGGCCCAAATAGCACCTTAGGGTGCTATTTTTTTGGTTAAATATAATATGAACATTAGTATAGAGAAAACACCTAAGCAAGTTTTATCTCACTATGCAGTTGATACCGCAAGTGCAGTTAGCATAACACATTTGCCAGGTACACACTTATCAAAAGTAAAAGACGCTGCTATTGAACTAAATGAAATTGCAGGTAGTGCAAAAGCTGTAATGCATATAGGTGCTAGAAATATTCAGACTGAATCTGAATTGCATGAAACGTGTATTGCTGCAAAGAAAGCCGGTATTGATAAAATATTGTGTATAGGCGGCAGTACATATGAAGGTAAAGTATACCAAACTGTATTTGACTTATATGATCAATTAGCACCGTACGGATTTGAATTATCCTGTGGTGTATATCCTCAATCAGAAAGTTTTAACAATGTAGAGTGGGTACGCTACAATAAGTTTAGAGGCGGCGGCATATCGCAGTTGTGCTTTAACCCTAAGATACTAAACAATTGGATTAAGAAAACTAAGATAGGTGTGCCTAGTAATTGTAGTCTAAAAGGCTTATATAAATATATTAGACTATGCGGGTTGACAGATAGTTTAGCACATGCACTAGGTAATCTAAAAGGTATGCGGTATGTAACTACTGACGGATTTAATACAGTTAAGTTTGTAAAGGATCTTAACGGACAAGATATTCATATCTATAATTTTGGAAAACTAGATCAAACATTAATGCAGTTGGAGTTCAAATGAGCAAATCACTTGACGGTGTTCTTATTAAAAAAGCAAATAAGCAAGAACAATTTACCGAAGAACAAATACAGGATTTACAAAAATGTATGGATCCTGATACTGGGTATCTATACTTTGCAAAGAAGTTTGCATATATTCAACATCCAGTAAAAGGTAAACTGTTATTTGAACCGTTTGATTATCAGCTAGGACTAATGCACTCGTACCATAACTATCGATTTAATATCAATATGATGCCTAGGCAAACAGGTAAGACTACGTGTGCTAGTATATACCTAGCATGGTATGCTATGTTTGTACCAGATCAGACATGTCTTATTGCTGCACACAAGTACACAGGTGCCCAAGAGATTATGTCTCGTATACGGTTTGTTTATGAAAGTTGTCCTGATCATATTAGAGCAGGTGTCACAAGTTACAACAAAGGCTCAATAGAGTTCGAAAACGGAAGTAGAATAGTTAGCCAAACAACAACAGGTAACACAGGACGTGGTATGTCAATTTCATTACTATACTGTGACGAATTTGCATTTGTTATGCCTAATATTGCTGAAGAGTTTTGGACTTCGATATCACCTACACTTGCAACAGGTGGTCGTGCTATTCTTACAAGTACACCAAACTCAGATGAAGATACGTTTGCTACTATTTGGAAACAAGCTGAAGATAAGTTTGATGAATACGGCAACGAGCAAGAGCTAGGTACAAACGGTTTTCATTCGTTTATTGCACATTGGAGCGAACATCCTGATCGTGACGAAGAATGGAAGAAGGCTGAAATCGGACGTATCGGCGAAGAAAAGTTTCGTCGTGAATACGGCTGCGAGTTCTTAGTCTTTGATGAAACATTAATTAACAGTCTTAAACTTGTAAACATGACAGGGATTTCGCCAATCACTAACATGGGACAAATACGTTGGTATAAGAAACCAACAAGTGATTATACATACTGTATTGCATTAGATCCATCGATGGGAACCGGGGGTGACTATGCTGCAATACAAGTATTCGAATTACCAACATACAAACAAGTTGCTGAATGGCAACACAATACAACTGCTATTCCAGGACAGATTAGAGTTCTATCTGAGGTGTGCAAATACCTAGTAGAACAAACGCAAAACCCGCAAGGAATTTACTGGAGCGTGGAGAACAATGGCATAGGCGAGGCTGCCCTTATCGTTATAAACGACTTCGGTGAAGAGAACATTCCGGGTTTGTTCGTCAGTGAGCCTATCCGCAAGGGCCACGTCCGTAAATTCCGCAAAGGATTTAATACTACACACAGTACAAAAATTACAGCGTGTAGTCGATTAAAAACCATGGTCGAAAATGATAAGATGGAAGTATTAAGTAAGCCATTGATATCAGAACTAAAAAACTTTGTTGCAACGTCAAGTTCGTATCAAGCAAAGCCTGGCACAACTGATGACTTAGTAAGTGCAACTCTGCTTGCTATCCGAATGATGGCAGTGCTTAAAGATTGGGACCCGCGAGTATATGATTCGTTTAATCAAACAGATGATTTAGACGATTACGATATGCCAATGCCTATCTTCATTAGTAGCAATTATTGATAAATACATTATGAAAGATCTTAACACAATAGGCGAAGAATTATTCGATAAAATTAGAGGTCGTTTTCCTAGCGTCACTATCGGCGGCGAAGACGGCAAGACTACTAACGAACCAACAGACGCTAGATTCTTTGATTTTGAATATCAAGAATCAGGCAGACCGCTTGGTAATGTAAGTGTGTCTATATCAGAAGATGACGGCCTAACAGTAATATACTCCAAAGATATTGTTGCCAACGAAGATAGTGCAACAAAGAATACATGGTTTGAATTTTTAAAAGACCTTAGACAGTTTAGCAAAAAGCGACTAATGGACTTTGATGTAAGAGATATTACTAAATCAAATTTAACAAAAAGAGATTATAAATTTTTAGCGAACAGACGTTTCGGGGACAGTAACATGAACGAATCAAAACTATATGGCACAGCACGTACTAGCTATCAAAAGGTTGGCGAAGCACGTATAATGATTAAGCATACAGAAAATGTAAACTTAGAAGCATCCAATCCACGTACAAAAAAGATTGGTACTATCTACATTGAAAGTGCAGGCGGTGAAAGATTCAAGTATCCATTTAAGCACCTAAGCGGCGCAAGAGCAATGGCTCGTCACGTAGCAGAAGGCGGCAACTTGTATGATGACTTCGGTTCGCACATTATTGGACTATCAGAAGAGATGGCAAAACTACGCAAGTTTAAATCATACATGGGTCGCTCAGCAGTAATGGCAGAAAGCCTAAGCGAGTATGTTGATGTTGTTAAAGATCGTATCAATACAGTAAGAAAAACAATTACTGCATTACAAAAACCAAAGTTTTATGCAGAGGCATTTGCTGCATATGAAGTACCTATTTTAGAAGATGTACCAGCAGACGTTGCAGAGAACTGGACTGATCAACTTACTATTAAACAGTTTAATGAAGAACTAGCAGATGTATTCCCATACATTTATAAACTAGTAAGCGAAGCAACAAAAGCACAAGATCTAGGTCCAGATGATTTGATAGACGAATCAGGATTACAATATTATACTGGTGTTAAAAAACACGGTAAAGAATATATGAAAAAAGCAGCAGCCGCAGGACGTGACGGCGCTTCACAAGAAGAACTAGGCAGACTAAAAGACAAGTACAGTAAAGCTGAAAAGACAAAAGAAGAAATTGCACTAGAGCAAGGCTTTGACGAAATGATGGGTCAGTTTGGTGAAGACAAAGAAGTAGACGAAGCATACATCAACAATGCAAAAGATGCAGTTGATGTATTAGGCGCATTGCGTGGCAAAGGCAAAAAGATTGAAACCGGAGATGGCGAGTACGCTGGCAACTTAGCAAACGAGTATGCAAACGATGTATGGGATGTATTTACATGGTTGCAAAATAAAACTCAAGATTTTAGAGGCATGGATAAAAACGCTAAAGCTGCAATTGACGCAATGATGAAACTACGTGGCGAAGCAAAGAAGTTAGAAACTGAGCCAGGATCAGGTAAGAACGGCAAGTTTGGTAATGCTATTGTAACTGTATTGTATCCAGTAATGGAATTAATTAATGGTATGAAATTAGAAGGCGGAAAAGATCATGACGACGATGGCGACATTGACTCAGACGATTATATGGCAGCAAAAGACATTGCAATTAAAAAAGCAATGGGTAACGACGATGAAGAAACAAAAGACAAAAAAACACCTCTAGGTGAGTTTATTCTAAGTTACTTCGATAAAGAGTCAGGTCAATTTCCAAAAGGCGAAACTGCTGTATTAACTATGGTAGAAAAAGACTACGGCGAGCAGTTTATTAATCCTGCTAAGTCATTCATTGAGCAAGTATCAGCAAAGTTCGAAGAGTGGCAAATGCGTGATCAACCACAGCAAATGGAA